AGACTGATAGTCTTTCGCATGAGAATCCTGATTAACCATATTACCGTTAACCCAAACCTCAAACTTGTTCTGTTTAATACCACGAACAATCTTATATTCCTGCGTACCAACTCTAAACTCAACTTCTACTAAGGTACCCTTACCATTGATTGTATTAACCAATTGCATTTTAGAAATCTTACGATGGGGTTTCCCAAAGAGACCAAATGACAATGCATCCAACATGGTAGACTTACCCGCACCATTATGACCAATCACTAAGGTGGTCGGTGTAGATTGGAAATCTATCTCGGTGAAGGTATTTCCTGTTGATAGGAAATTTTTATACCTTAGTTTTTCAAATGTAATCATAAATTATTTAGTCTCGTCTTCCTTCGCTTCGCACCAATTACAAGGTTCCCCCTTAAGGTTACTCATTAATGTACGGTCTATTATACAGTAGTGCGACCAAGTTGTCAAGTCTTTTTTTCCAAATATCTTATCATAGTTATCACTGTATGCTTTTTGGTCATCTTTATTTCTTCGACCATCTCCCTTACCACCATGCCATTGTGCCATTATACTACCTCTAACGTCTGAGCTTCTATCATCAGACTTGACATTTCTTGTTTGATTCTGTCTTTATCGAGGTCAGTATTAACATTGTCAATATAATCGTATACTAACGTCTCGGTATCGTCAACAGATATGGTATCATCAACATTAGAACCTAGGAACTCCTTGAAGTCTTCGGCAATCTTTAGGTCATGAATTTTCTGAGACTGTACCTTATCAACAAACTTCTCGAACTCAATCGGGTCACCTTTGTTGACTACAATAATCTTGACGAACTTATTGTCTAGGTATCTCATATCCTTGAACTGTTGATTAGACATCTTTTCCGCATCATAGTATATCTTCTCGTGAAGAGTAATAGGATTCTTGATTGCGGTTAGTTCTCTTGTTTCGGTATCAAGTATATGGAAGTGTTTGGGGTCATGTGCATCGTTCCAAAAGAATTCCATCTGAGCACCAAGATAGTGGATATTACCCACACTTGATTTTGCATGGAAGTGACCCGTCATAACGAGTTCAAATCTCTTGAAGTGATCTGCACTCATACCATGCATACAGGGCATTCCCCTCATCATGTCAAACCCTTGGAGTTCTAAGTGAGCGCCCACAATTGTTGCTTTTGTTGATTTAAGAAACTTAAGTGATGCTTCTTCATTCTCTGCATTAATCCAAGGAACAAGTGCTACCTTTAGTCCATCGTAATCCATTACTGTTGGTTCCATAACAAGATTCACTTCATTCATGTAGTGACCTTGTAGTTCCTTCAATGCATTCAACTCATTGGTGTTCTTGTAGTACACGTCATGGTTGCCAGGAATTATATCCATTGTGATACCATACTCACGTAACTTCTCAAGGAAGATGTGTCGATTGTGACCCAGTGCCTTAAAGTTGACAGTTTTACGATTGTCGTAATAGTCCCCTAGATGGAGAATCTGTGTGATATTGTTTTCGAGTAGATACGGGAAAAATACGTCTCTATAGAAACGTTCTTGATAGTCCATAAAGATGTCGGACGAATTACGGATACCGCAGTGGGTATCATTTAGTATTGCGATTTTCATTATATATTCCTACAATTAACGCACATTATAACATGCGTAACAACCTTTGTCAAGCACTAAATTGAACACTAACTCCACAACCACATGACTGTTGTTCGTTAGGATTAATAAACTCAAAGGATTCATTTAGACCCGTCTTAATATAATCTAGGGTCATACCATCTAAAAAGGGTTGACTGACTTCATCGATAACAATCCAAAGATTACCAAAATATTGGGAGTGGTCTCCTTCCTTTTCCGTGTCTTCGGTAAATATGTATTCGTATCCCGCACAACCACCTTTTGTAACACCTAGTCTTACAGTGGTAACTCCCTTGTGTAGGAGTTTCTCTAAAGCAACGTTAGTTATCTCAATCTTCATCAGAAACAATAAAGTCCGTTAAATCGGAATCAACCTTGACTGTACGTCTACGTCTTTTCTTCTTCTCAGTCTTATAGTACTCTTTAAATTGACTGTCTGCTTCCTTGACGGAATCGATACGAATTCTTAGTGTATCAATAAACTGTTGTGCAACTTGATTGGCGTGTGCCTCACCCGTACTTTCATCCAAGAAACTTTCTGTACCCGCATGTGCCATATACTTCATCTTGATGTTCTGTTGTTTCTTCTCTTTCTCAATCCTACGTAGGAACGCATACCAAGATATCTGAGTGAAATATGCGAATGCATTAGGTTTACCTGTTCGGGTAGCGGATTCGATATTGTAGTTTTCGATTGCTTTCAGACAGTTCTCTACTGCATCCATCACCATCTCTTCACGGTAGGTGTAACGAACAAAGTTTGCCTTATGGGATAGTCCCTCACAAATCTTTAGGAAACATGTAGCAATATAATCAGTGACTACAGGTAGCTTCTCTTCCTTCTCCCGTGCGACATTGACTGTAGATACATACTCTACTACTGCTTCCGAGAAGTCTCGGTTGTTAACGTAATGTGGTTTTTCTTTTGGTTTCATTGTGTTTCCTTATAATATGATGTATTATACTACAATACTCAGGTATTGTCAAGTATTCTTTTTCTTAATCCACTGGTAGAAAAATCGTGTTGTCTGTTGTTATAGTGAATGTGGATGTTGTTATCAATACAATACTGTCTACCAGTAAAGTCTTCATGTTTATATTCCTCACCTATAACTCGGACATTAATGGGATATACCTTAAGTATGTCCACTAAGTCTTTTTCGGTACGGTAAGGAATAATCTCATCTATGAATGATATTGCGGATAGTTGGATGTAACGTTCCACCATTGATTGGACAGGAGCGTTCTTCTCATCGGGTCTATCTAAGGATGGGTCAGTCTGTAATCCTACCAATAGGTAGTCACATTGAGACTTCGCTTCCTTCAACATTGCTATATGACCCGCATGTAGGAGGTCGAATGCAGAAGCAGTGAATCCGATTAAATTTAATTTAGGGCTTGACATAATATGTTTTATCTGTTATAATAAGCTTGCTTTGCGGGGCTTTGGATACCCACGTTAATGTATGGTCTTCTTAGTGAACATATCAATAACATCTCCACTACCTCTATCAGAGTCTCCCCCGATACTATTAAACGAATCAAGTTCTAATAGATACTCTTCAAGGTCTTCTGTAGACGCTCGCATTTTCTGTATAGATTCAGCGGTCTGAGTCATAAGTTCATCTAGTCCCATTTCGGGACTTGTGTTTCCCATAAGTCTTTCATCATGAGAGGTGTGCATATCGTCTTTGGCGATTCGATATTGAACTAACAGAGCTTCTACAGGAACCGCAATTGATACCACATGATGAGATAATAGAATAACCATATCTTCCTCACCTTCTTGATAAATCAGATAAGGTCTAAAAGAAAAGTATTTTTCACCTGCGTTCTTTTCATAACACATCAACTTCATTGCATTCTTTATGACAATTTCATCGTTTTCTTCATCGTTCCATTGGATGACATCACATACAATTTCGTCACCATTACTCAACGACATCTGTCTTAGATTATGAACTACTACTTTCTTTTTTGTCATTTTAAATTAACCTCATATATTTTATAGGGAAACTGTTCTTTACTATATATCTTAATTCTTTCACCACTATGTCTAAGAGTAAAATTCTTGTGTGACTTGACATGCATATCATCTGCGATGTCAAATAACTTGGTAGGTTTCCCATTGTCACTCTTTCGAAGACCTCTACCTATACTCTGTAAAACTCTGATCTGACTCTTACTTGGTGATGCGAATACAATGTTATTTAGGTTTCTAATATTGATGCCTGTGGAGAAGGTTCCCATAGACGCAACGATGATTGCATCCTTTTGACTCTCTACAATACCACGTATTTGTTCTCGGTCTTTTGCATCAACCTCACCCGAAACATAAAATATCTTACGTCCCTCTGCAATCTTATCCTTCATCATATCAAAGAGAATCTTACCGTGTTTCTCTACAAATTGGAATAATACAAGGGTGTTACCTGTTTGGTCTAATGTAAGATTAGTAATAAACTTATTACGTTTCTCATGTGTTACTATATAATCGATTTCTTCCTGATAGGTCTTTCCTTGCATCATATGACATATATCATTATGGTATCTTAGTAGTAAAACCGATATATCAATCTTTGCAAGTGTTCCCTTTTCTTGTAGGTCACGTGTCGCAGTTACCCGTTTGGTGGGGCCAAAGAGTCCTTCAAGTACGAGTTTATTTGTCTCGGTACCATCTAGAGTACCCGTGGTACCAAATCTATATTCCGCATTCCTTGCTTTATTCATTATACCTGACAATGACTTTGCCTTGAATAGATGAACCTCATCTCCGAATATACAGTGAAACTGTTCAAAGAATTCTTGGGGAAATTTATAGATAGATTGCCATGTGGATATAATGACTCGTTTGTTGGTTACCTTGTCCTTACCCGAATAGATACGATGACAATTATTCTCTACATCAAATCCATATTCATAGAAGTCCTTATACATTTGTTCAACAAGACTTGTAGTAGGAACAACAATAAGAACGTTCTCAGCGAAGTTATCCATGTACCACCTCATCAAATTATAGATAATAAACGACTTACCACTACCCGTGGGGGATAGCAGGATTGCACGTTTGTTTTCTATTCCGTGGGATATCGCATCATACTGATAGTCCCTCACATCAAATGGGGATTCTATAGTGGAAAGATACTTAACAAGGTTGGGGTGTGAAACTACATTCTTCTTTTCGGGATGTCCAAATTCATCATTGTCCTCTATCTGAAGAGGATACATCCTATCAGCAGAGAACTTTTTTATATGCGACCACAGACCAACATTCAATTCACGAGTAATGGAATTAAATAATCGAATCTTCCCGTCCCAAACTCTCTTCTTAAATGCAGGCATAAACTTATGGCCAGGCACAAAGAAGGAGAAGTAGTCACGAAGTTCATTCACTTGGTGCGGTTCACAATCGACCAACATCATTGAGTGGTCTCTCATTTTTACCGTAATCGTATTCGGTATAGACATTACATTCCTTCTTGGAACGACCTCCACCTAATCATATTACCGATTGTTTGGTGTCGCCACTTGATGTTTTCAACAATTTCTTTTATAGTATCAATCAGTGTTTGTAGATAGAAGATTCTTTCCTCACTCTGTTGTATATCTATATCTGTATTATAGTAGTGTTCCTTACTACCCTTGGTGGTTACAAGATGACCTTCATAGGGGTCAAACTTCCAACCTTTATCCAAAAGTTCTTCCTTGGATAGTTTACCTTCGTAATACATCCACTTTTCTTTTAAGAGATTTTTTTGTTGAAACTCCGCTTTCTTGAGTCGTAATTTGGTCAATGCCAAATACTCAAGATACTTCGAGTGTAGTGCGGGGGTGACCCTAGAGTCTTCGTCTAGAGCATTGGTAGTTAATTTAGAATCTTCTTTCCATTCGTCAAGAATGTCATTCAGTTCAATCATAATATATTCCTATCATATAGTTTAGTTTTTTATTCCTACTGGTATTTATAGTACCTCTAACCTCGAAAATCTAAACGAGACATCGAAGGTAATCACAGCACCTTCTCCACTTGACGTTAAGTTAATACCACCTAGGTCAGTAGGTACACAATCAAGATACCTTAATTGTACTGAAGTGTTGTTATGACTAGATAATACTGCAATTGAGATATCAGCGTAGGTGGGAATTTTGGTGCCACGTTCCCCTGAACTAACCTGACCCTCATTAACAATACGTTCAAGATAGGTTAACATCTCTTTGTATGCAGACATGTTTTCATCACAGATAACAGTAATGGTCAAGTCACCATAGGTAACCTTATCACCCGCAAGAGGTACCGAAGTCACACGTCTGCCAGGCAGGGCAACTGGATTGACACCCACTGTCGGGTGAGTAACCGATTGAGCAAAGAACTCTAGGTTAGGATAACGTGTCCTATCAATAAGAATCTTAAACCCTGTAGGTTGAAGATAATTAAGATTGGTTGTTAACTCTGCGTCTTGTAATTGTATTGTACTATCTACGGGCATATTTAATTCCTCTAGTACTATTTATAAGACTTTAATGTACGGATGAGTGATTTTTTGCAAGTAGTGCTTTGATGACACCATCCCAGTATTTGATACCCCACTCAGAACCACTCTGTTTGCATCGTGCATATGCTGAGTGTGCGGAGTCTATTCGTCTAGTATTAAGATGCGACATCATATAAATCAATCCGATTATTTTTGTGTTTCGTTGATTGGGAGGTTTGACGTGATGTTGAACCTGACTCCGTGTCTTTATTAGAAATTGGAGACTTACCCCATCTCATTGCATAGTCAAGCATTTGAGCACGTTCGTGATATTGAACCCACATCTTAACAAGTTCCTTGGGTAAGTCGGGTCTTGGTAACATCAAACCCAACCACATAGGTTTATTAGTAAGTGTACCATTAAGAACATCTTCACCATATCCATACGAATCTATGATTGCGGAGTGTGTTTGATTCTTGGGGGTATTACCATTCATCAATGTCTTGTTGTGACTAGTCATACGTTTGTGTACATAAGACCTATCCTTTCTTCTAGAACCACCCTGTACATCAATATACCATCCCGCAGATTCTCCAATGTAAACACATTCTTCGAATTCTGAAGGATACTGATAGGATTTAGGTTTATTCTCATTAAATACAAATCCGTATGTCGCACCTGATTGTACAGTAAGAGCATCACAGTGAACGGAGTAATCTTTGAACTTACACCAAAATACAGATGTCGGAATTTTAAAACTTGATGGGGTATTCATAATATAGTTCTCTCTCAAAAAAAGTTTTCTAGGGATGATGGTGTTTCGGACTGATAGTTTAGTAACAAGAGTTCTTTCCTGTTGTGTTCGTCTTCTCTATACTTCTTACCACTATGCATAGTATAAGTCAAATCCCACTCCTTCTGAGTCCAATTATGGTATGCTTTCTGTAGGTCTTCGTTTGAATTATATGTAATCATTATCATGTTCTTGGACGCATCCACACAATCATGAAATTCTTTATGGTCAAAGGTATCGTGCATGTCACCGTTATTACCATATATGAACGAGTTAATATCGTATGGTGGGTCTGCGAAAACGAAGGTATAAGGTTCATCATCAAAGAGTTCGGTGTAGTCTAGGTTAGTAATCTTCCAGTTCTTCATCAATTGACTAAACTTAGGTAACTTAGATATCAGTCTATGATTGAACAAGTCCTTCACTGCATCCTTACTAAAGGAACCAGTAGATTCACCAAGACCTGAGAATGAACAACGGTTCATTACATAAAACATCCATGCTATCTCAAAGGGGTCTGTCGCAGTACTAAGTCCTTCCCGCATGACCTTATAGTAGTCTAGGTGCGCTTGTAGGGGGTCTTCTGAGTCAGTTAGTGCAGTTTTGACACTATGTAGTTTCTCTGCAAGACGATCACCTTCTTTCTGAAGGACAGTCCAAAAACAGTATAGGTTATAATACTTGTCATTGACCCACACAGGGATATCAGGATTTTTACTACTGAACGCAAATGCACAACTACCACCTCCAAGGAATGGTTCTCGATATTCCTTGATGACATTCAATTCGCCAGGCATGTTATCACCCTCTTCGAATAGGAACTTAACCGCACGGGACTTTCCGCCAGGATATCGTAAAGGTGTTTTTAAATCTTTATAATTCATAAGGTATTTCCTCTCATATACCAGTATTATACACTAGTATCCAAAATAAGTCAAGACATAATATAGTAAAGTAGTGAGAAACATTCCAA